TTCCACCCTTATTAAAAAATCTTTTTGCCATTGCTATAGGAGATAATAATTCAAGAGGTTTAGCACCTTTTTCTTTTGCTTTTTTCATCACTAACAAACCTAAGTTTGCTTTTACAGGTTTTTTCTCCTCTTTCATTTTTGCAAAATCTTTTCCGTCTATTTTATTAAAAGGAGGTGCTTTAGAAGCAATTACTTTTTGTTTTTCAGAAAGTGCACCTTTACTGTAGTACATCATTCCACCCATTTTTAATTTTTTATACTTATCTTGTAGTCCGTGTTTTTTTCCCGACATTTTGTTTCTCCATTTTTTCTCGAGCAAGTTCTAATCTCTTATCAGATTGCTCGTCTTGTGTTTCTAATTTTAATCTATCAAAGTCCAATCTTTCATCAAATTGACCCTCTTGATTTTCTATCTTCATATTACCCTCTTCTGCCCTACGTTGTAAATCCATAGCTCTTAAATCTAATTCTCTTTGTTTCAACATAACAACAGGGTCTTGTTTTTGACTATCAAGCATCATTTCGTTTTGTGCAAGCTCTGCAGTTATCTGTGCAACTCTTTTTGCTACCTCTGAATCAAACATTGCTTTAAATTGTTGTTGATTCTGTTGCATCAGCTCCATCATTTGTGGATTTTGTTGCATCATAGTCATAACTTCAGCAGAAGCCTTCATAGATACGTGTTGAGAGATGTGTCCTTGTAGATTTGCATACACCATTGGGTTAATTTGCACCATTCTAGTTCTCATAAACGCAGAATGCGCTGCAATATGAGCATCATGGTCTTGTTCTGGGAAAGCTGTCATCGGTAATGACTGTAATGCTTCCATATTTTCTATTGCAGGGTCTTTTGGGAACGGTTTTGGGTCTGGTTTTAATATTTGAGGTATTTCTTTAGTGCCTAAAGCTTCATAAACACGTCTGTAAGCCTCATGTAGGTTGTGAATTTGTGGATTTGACTGTGCAATTTGCAATTGTGTCTGTGCTAACGTCACTCTTTGCGACATTGAGAAAATATTTGGGTCTGCAACAGGTAAAATATCCACTCTTTCATCAAAATCCATTACTTTTATCATTCTTTCGGCACCATAAACTGCGTATGGATACTCAGGTGGTAGATAATCGGCAATAACTTTACCTAAAAGTTTAAATTCTTGCTTCATTGCATAGTAACAACGCTTATGAATAGCTGACATTACTCTAGAACCTCTTTCTAAAAGAGCAATTGTAGTTCCAACAGCGGCGGCTTGGTTGCCATCGCCTACTTGTTGGTCAGCAATTGATGCAAATCTTCTTCCTGCATCAACACAAAAACCTAAAAGGTTAAATAAAGTTGTGCTTGGTTCTTTAAAAGGCAGTAATTGAAACTGATCTCTAATGTTTCCGCCAGGTGCATCAACATCTCTAAACTCTCCAGGCTGTATTGGTTGGTCATCATCTCTAATTCTCATACCTCTAGACTTAAATCCAGCAGGTAAATTAGATAATGTACCTGCATCTAGTAACTGTCTTAGTGCAGTAGTTGCTGTTCGTGACAGGCCACCGATCATGTGAATTAATCCAAAGCCATAAAAACCTAAACCAGGTAAAAATTTATAGTGAGAAAAGTATTCGCATCTAGTAAATTTTTTATCTTCAGGTTTATAGTTTCTGTAAATAGATAAAACTTTTCTTGTAGATTCTTCTATAGTTACAATGTAAGGAATTTTAATATTGATTTTGTCTTCTTCATTCTCTGCAATGTAGTCTGATAAATCTAAATCAACATGCATCTCTAAAACATTATAGATGTAGTCATTTGTTTCAACAGGTTTGACACCTTCTAACTCATTATACTTATCTTGAATTTTATTTTCTTTCTTTTCTGGTTTCATCAGCTCTACTTCTCTGTAGAATCCTGTAGCCATTTTTTTTAACAAATCATTTTCTGATTGTTTTAATACGTGTGTAATTCTAGGAGCATCTTTTAGGTCAGTTGCAAAATAAGGGACTACTAAATCTTCTGCAGGAATGAATTTTGAAACAGCTCTTTCCATTAGAGCATCATAGTATATCTTCTTGAATGCAGAACCTGCAAGGGGTAGGTAAAATAATAATTGATCAAACTCTGGAGTATACTCTTCCATTTTTTCCATGATCTGAAAGTTCATGAAATCTTTTACTCTTTGAGCTTGAGCTTCTACCGCTTCGTTTTGTAATCCAACAATTTTAGTTTTTACTGGACCATCACTCGGTAGAAGTTCTTTATAAGCTTGGGCTTGAAACTGAGTAACCGCTTCTGACAATAGAGGGTGAGTGACATTGCTAGCTCCTTTGAATGGTTGAGTAGTTGACTTGTATTTAAATCCTAAAAGATCTAAACCATTTCTATAGGTGTCTTCCCATTCTTTTCTGGATTCTTTATCACTTTGATATTCAGTAATTAAATCTGAAGCTAATTGTGATAATGCTTTGTCATCAATTGTCTCTGCAATATTTGCATAGAAGTCCTGTTCAGGTTCTTCAGTTATCTCTTCACCTTCTTCAGGTGGTAGTTGAACAACTGCTTCCTCCTCAACTTCAACTTCTTCGTTGATTGGGTTTTCAGTTTCAATAGCCATTTATTATGTAATTAATGTTTTTTTGTTTCTTCCTAATTTACATTTAGCTTTAACGTATTTTCCAGTATTCGCATACATCATTCCGCCAGCTTTAGCTCCGTCCATATCTCCTAATCCAAAAACATTTCCACTTAATACTGGACTAGCTAATGAATCAGTTTTTTTAATTCCAGGTCCACGTTTTAAATTAACATTTTCCTTTATAACTTTTTTAGTAGCAGCTCCCGCACTTTTAGCAAATTTACTTGTACTGTCTTTTACTTTTGCTGCAGTGTTTGATATTTTTTGCATAAGACTCATACTACCTTTTTGAGTGCCTTTGCCACCGCTCATGATAGCATCTTTGTATGGCTTTCTGTATCTTTGACTTAATGCGCTTCCTCTACCTTTGTCTACATTTACTCCAGCTCCAGCTCCTGACATGGCTTTGGTTGCTAAGTAAGCAGTGCCAGCAATAGCCGCCGCCTTACCTATTTTTTTTAATTTCTTTTTTAGACTCATTATTTCCTCCTATAGAATTATCTATACAGTGTAAAGCATTTTGTGAACAAAATCTATAACAGCCCTTTAAATATATTAGTCTTGTCTACAAACCCACCAACCTTCATATAAGCTTTCATTGGCAACAAAAACTTCTTTAACACATCATCTGATGCTATGAATGTAGGAACCATTTCATACAGATCTGGATTTTCTGGACCCATCTCTACAATTTTAAATTTAGCTCCTGGATCAGTATTACTTTTTCTTATAGCTAAAATTTGTTCTGCTTCTTCTCTAGTATTAGCAGCACCAACATGATCATCATATATATAATTATCCCCTATTTTTTTATTGTAATGCCTTCTACCATTTTGGCTGTTTCTAGTTGTTCTTCCTGATTCACTAGAATATTCTGCTATTACTTTAAAACGTTTATCTGGATTGCTTTTAGGCATAGGAGCTATCTCAAACTTTGCTCCGTATTGTTTTGCTAATTTTGCAAAAGGAGCTACATTAGCAGCTAGTTGATTTGTTTTTTTTAAATTTCCGTCTTGAGTTCTAATCATTGCTTTACCATCCATCAAACCATAATTAATCTCATCTCCTAATTGTGTTGAACCAGGCATCTTAACTCCTTTGTTCATAGATGATGGTACAATAGATAACGCATTAATATTTCTTTCTGCCATTGTTCTTAACAAACTTTTGGCTGCATAGTCTGGCCAAGATCTAGCTAGTGGAGCTGCTGTTGTTTGATCTATTGCTTGTCCTGACACTAATTTAGACATACCTGATTTTTCTAATTGAGCAATCTCATAATTTATTCTAGCTATCTCTTGTGTTTGTTTTCTAGTTAATCCTGATATACCTCTACCAAGTTCATCAAAAGGTTCTCTTTTTGCTAACAAATCATCTCTTTGTTTTTTTAAAATATTTATTTCTGCATCTCTGTTAAAAGGATTTATTTTGTTTCTAAAATATGCTTCTTTTTTAGAAGAATCAAATTGAGGAGAGTGTATGTCTGTTTGTACTTCTGAAACTCTTATGTGTCTAGTTCCTAACTTAGGATTAGGTAAATCATCATATCTTATAAATCCTATTTCGTTATCAAGATAGTGAGTATCGTCTTGTGGAGTAAATCTACCACCTCTAACATTAGGAACTCTTTTGGGATAAAAGATAACATCTTCAGTAAAATTTTCTCCTGCATCTAATTTGTAGGTATAGCCCATACCTGTTTTATAACTTGGATAATAATTTTCACTTCCTGCTTTATCTCTTCTAAATTTTAAAAATTCTGGAATCTCTGGTTTTTTACTGTACTGATTATAGTTTCCTAATTTTTTATTGAAGTCTTGAAGTATAGAAGAAAAATCTTGAGGATTATCTACTTCTCTTCCCAGCTTAACTAAATCTTCTTGTATCTCTGTGTAGATACCTGAAGGAATAGCTTCTCTTTGTGTAAAAGCTCTACTAGCAGTATCTCTTAAATTACTATTTATTTTACTTACTAGCTCATCTGTAACTATAGTCTTGTTAGGAATTTTATCTGCTGCAATTTTAAAAGCAGTTTGTGCTCCTATAAAATCTGCTTCTGGATCTCCTCTAACTCCTAGTCTTAAAGTTTTTAATTGATTTACAGGAGCGCCTTTAATTAAATCTAGTAAAGTATCTCTATCTATTTCTATATTCTGATCATCCATAATTTTAAGAAAACCAGATTCACCTTTACCTTGTTTATCGAATTTAATTAAATTTAGTTCTTCTAACTCATCAGGTGAAACTCTACGAGAGACACCGGCTAACGGACCTGTTGAAACTTTAAGATCTGCTCTGTTTGCTTTTATTAACCAATCTGTCCATTGCTTTGCTGTTCCTTTTTCAAAAGGTGCTTCCATAACTCTATCATAACTTGATGAACCTACTAATGGATTAACATCTTTGTAGCCTTTACCTTGAGTGAAAGGAATGTTTTGTACTTCACCAATTCTTGAACGACCTACTGTTAACTCTTTACCTGGCGTTGTAATTAGTTCTGAGGATTGTCCGGTGGCCGTTGGCATGTTGCCTATTTCTTCTACAGGTTTATTCGCTGTAATTGTTGTAGGTGTCTTTGGTGTTTTACCGAATGGTCTTAAAAAAGATTGTAGTCCAGGTATTCTTCTACCAATAGCAGTTGCTCCAATTACAGTAGCACCTAGTGCTGCTAACCCACCAACGGCCGAAGGCTCCGTGTCATCACTTACGATAACAGTTTTATCTTGTTTCGGTATTGGAGAGCTTCCTTGTTTTATCTGATCAATAAAGTTATCTGCAATTTTATTCGAGTCTAAAGCCATAATTAATAATATTTATATTCTCTTTCAAGTCTCATACCTTCAGGTTCATCTAGATATGTTTGAACGAAATTTCCTTGACGATATCTTAACACAGCTTGGGTCATGGAATCTACATAGTCATCGTGTTGAGCAAAAGGAAACGCTGCACATTCTTCAATAACTTCATCTGCAAAGTGAGCTCCTTCTGGAAAATATACGTTTTGGGACTCAAATACAGGAGCACAAGCGTTTACTCTAGAATGTTTATCTTTACCCCTAGATGGAACAAAATCCATTACAGGAATACCTGCACGCCTTAATTCCTGTATTAGAGATTGGCCAGATGCTTTAGCCTCAACGACAACGGACTCAGGTTCCCAATATTTATATGCCTCGAAAGCAACTGCTTTCAATTCTGGAAAATCCCAACGACCTTTTTCAGCATCTAATAAAATTAAACAAGTGTCTCCTTCTGTAGGTTCAAATACACCCCATGTAGTAATTGCACTATAGTCAGCACTTTCTTTTTTAGAAAATGCAGTATCATAAGATTGTATGACATGCTTTAGAGATGGAACCTCTCCTTTCCAAGGGATCCACCAATCTCTTTTAATGATTGCTCCTTCTTCGGCCACTGGATCCTGCATGTATTGTGCGTTCCAGTTTCTTGGAGTAATAGATGCCTTAACTGCTTCTAGTTCTTCTTTGCTCCAATACTCAGGCCAAACAGGGTTTCCTGATTCTAGTATTGCAGGGAACTCTATAAGTTTCCATGTATCAGCTTTAGGTTCTGATTGTGCTTTCAATAAACGACCTGTCAAATCATCTTGAGCCCATCTAGTCATTACTAACAATATGGAACCACCTGGTTGTAAACGTTGTCGGGGTCCTGAGTTATACCAGTCGTATGCTCTCTCCATAGCGGAATCGGATAAGGAATCCTGCTCAGTATGAGGATCATCTATAATAAGCAAATCAGCCCCTCGTCCTGTGATAGAACCGCCAACTCCCGCTGCAAAGTATTCACCACCATGATTGGTTTCCCACCTGCCTTTTGCTTTACTATCTTCTCTTAGTTTAACATCTCCAAAGATCTGTTTGTACTCTGGGCTATCAATTAAATTTCTTACCTTGCTACCGAATCTACCTGCAAGTTCTGCGTTGTGAGAAACCTGCATAATTTTTTTCTTAGGAAACTTCCCTATATACCAAGCTGGATACAAAAAGGATGCAAATTCAGATTTTGTATGTCTAGGAGGCATATTTACAATGAGCCTCCCCTTTGAGCCTCTTGCTATTTCTGTTAGCTCATGAGCAATATGTTGATGATGACCCCACTTCTCTCTTTCTTTTTCTTTTCTACAAATAAAATCTGGCCAAACCGCTTGAACAAAATATAAAAAATTGTCCTGACATAGTTTTATGTGCTCAATATATAATTTTTCTACACGATCTCTTAATTGATCAGTGGTTAAAGTGTCTAGATTCATAAGTATTTTATAGTTTATACATGTATGAAATCGATTGTAAAGCGCCAGCGTCAAGTAACATAAACAAGCAAAAAGGGGGGTGGGGTTTGGGCTGTGGTGATGCTGTGATTTTGGTAGATTGGTACCTCTATTGAGGTCGCAAGTGTGGGTTGCGTAGCGATCTAGTCGCTACGCAATCGGAATTGATTAGCTATTATTTGGTGGTTGATTACCCATTAACATATTAACCACATCTGACATTTTATTAACAACTCTATTTCTAAAGTCATCAGCTAAAGGATTGCCATTGTTGATTAAGATAAATTCCTCAACAGCACTTTCCAATAACTTATAAAGTATTTGGTAATTTAAAGATTTACCATTGTCGTTTTCATTTAAGAGTGATTGAACTCTCACATTATCAACGCCTTTGTTTTGCAAAGTTGTTTCGATCATTTGAGATAAAACACTCATTGATGGTAAATTACTATTGTCATTATTATTAGGCATTATTTATTTCTCCTTTTTTTAGTTTTTGTTTTTGTAATTTATCATCAAAGGGTTTCAATTCAACAACTTTGATTTGTTTGTAAAAGCCATTTATTAGAACTTGTAATTCTTTAAATGAAATTTTTTCATCAGTTGTTGATTTGGTTGTCACATAATCAATAAAAGATTTACTATCAAATCTTCTACTCGTTCTTTCAATCTTTTGAATATATCTAGTGTTAGATAAAATGATTATGTTTTGTTTTAACTTTAAAAAATATTCAGCTACTAATTCTTTAGTATCAGCTTTTAAAGTTTGGTACTTACTAAACAAGTATGATTGATCTATGTATGAATTACACACTTGCTTTTCGTTCTTTTCTAAAAGAACTTTTTTTGCTTTTTGTGTCGTCATTTTTTTTGTCCTTTGTTAGTTGTTAATCTATAAAATATAGATTTGTATTTAATCTAATTTAAAAATTAAAAAATTGCAAATCTTTATTTTTAATTAATTTAACAAAAAAAATTCTTCCATAGATCAACGCACATTAAGATTTCAAACCTTTTGCGACCTATACCTTACAGGTAAATTTTAAAAATTTTGGGAAGTAAAAACTGGGGCTGGGATCCAGACTGGGACTGGCGCCCCAGCTGCTATTGGTCTATAACGAGAAACGAGATCGCAACGAGGACTATAACGAGGATCAACATTAATACCTCTTTTTCAATCGTTTGATCTCTGAATGTATTTCCTGCAAATGAAAAGTTGAACAGTCTTTTATAAAGTCCGCACACTCCTTTCGCATTTCTTTTTGTTCTTCAAAAGCCTTCGCTTTATTTCTACTTTGAACTTCTTGAATAGCTTCGTCTTGTCTTACCATTGGTTTCTCTCCTTGTTGAGTAATAGTTAATTTTAGAATTACTAACACGAGTAAGTAAAGTCTTCAACTTAATTTTACACGTTCTTCCATTTTTATTTTTAAACCAAATCCATTGGTCAGCTTTATCTGTCATCTTTCTCCTTCCTGAAGTGCAGCGAAAGCGAACTGGGCTGGGACGCCAGTCCTGTAGTTAGTTAAAAAAAGTTTGCCGATCAAACGGCAAACGAGAACGAGGTCTAAACAGGAGCTACTCTGACAAAAGACCTCGTCCGTAGTGTGAGTATCTACCAACTACAATGATAGATAGCCACTTTCTTTTCTGCAATCATGTCACGACACCATTGCAAAAACTCTAAATCCATTTCTTTATTTTCTTTAACGCTTTCTTCTTGAAACTGTTGCCCCCAAAAGAAACCATCGGCTACAAAGAAATCACTATATCCATTGTTAATAGCTTCGGCTAAATCCTTCACGAGATCCTCTGTAATAAATACAGGCTCATCGCCACCATTAAAACCGAGATGACCGAGATCTCCCTTGTGTTCTACATGTTTGTTCTGTTTAGCGTGTTGAACTGCCATGAACTTTTGAAGTCTTGCGTGTTTTCTCCAAACAAAACCATCTTCTCTTGGCTCATGTTCATCGGAATAAATTTTATCCCAATCAGGTTTTTGATCTCGCAAATGTGCAAATTGATCTAGTCCCATTTTTTTCTCCTTTGTTTTAGTTAAGCCTATAGTCTTATCATAGATGGGATAGATGTCAAACATTAATTTTTCCAAAGGTAATACAGCTTCGTACCCTGAAGCAGCAGGAACTGGTGCTGGCTGCTTCGCCTGGCCAGCTCCTTGAAAAGCCATAACTACCAACGAGACCACGATCCAAAACGAGAACGAGGTGAGCTCAGGCCAAAGAAATAGCGCAAATATTAGGAGAACTATGAGGAACACGCTGCTTCACCAGCAGCTGGTGCCTGGCGCTCTTCATCAATGTCTTGAGCTATAGACTCAACGGCGAGCCAAACGAGGGTGCATCTTAGTTGGTCCAGTGACCCTGCATCCTTGGCGACAACTGCTAAGTACTGCATGATGGTCTGACCGCTGTCTTCAGCAAAACGTTGTACGATATCCCAAATTTCTTTCTCATGTTCATTATGGAATGCGGTGGTTTCCCAATAATATATCAAGCCACTCACGCCTCCTTCGCAGCCGTGGTCAGCTATATCTTTAATTAAGAATCGTTCGGCTTTCTCACCGAGAACGAGCCACTGTCGAATGTCTACTGTCCCCATGTGATACCTCCCTTGTCAGTCTTGAATCGCACATGGTCACCGAGCTTCAAGTGTTCGAGGAGGGTTGGCATGTTATCCAAGCGACCTTGACCTTTCTTCCTATCTCCCGATGTAATCCTAACCCACATCTTTTCATCATGTCCTTCTTGTTTAAACCATACGTACACATACTCACGCATCTTTCTGTGCTTCTCTAATTTTTTAATATTAAAATATGTTTCCACTCCGTGTTCTTTACAAGAGTAAACAATATTACTTTTTTCTTTTTCATCTGTCTTTGGCATAGTTCTCCTAAAAGTTAAATGATATAATACCTGTGCCGAATAACAGCGCAAGGTATATCGTTGTTGTATATATAATCCACATGCGTGTATAGATAAGACCTCATGGGATAAATGTCAAGAACTATTTTCAAATAATTTTTCTACAGCAGGTGAGCAGCATCACAGCCGCCGCTGGGATCTGAGCCCAGCTCTTTAATCAGGTAAGCAAAATGTACATTTCCCAACGAGAAAACGAGGATACGGCTTCGGTTCCACGCCAGTCTGCTGCTGGCGACACCAGCTGGGAGGGATGGCCAGGGACGGTGAATGAGAAACGAGGAACGAGAACGAGGAACGAGGAGTGGCAAACGAGGATCGGGAAACGCCACCGGCCAGCAAGGACTAGCCGATGGCAATGACAGATGATAAATAAGGAAAACCGAGGTTTCGCCACGCTGCCTCTCTCCATGGACGGAGGCCAGAGCTTTACTCTTGAGTAATCCTCATAGACTTTTCAGGTATATCAAACGAGGTTTCGCTGTCAAGAACTATTTCTCACCAGCTGCATCCTGAGCTCCTGCCAGGCCAGCTCCGGTACAGGGTCCGGTGAGGTATAAACGAGAACGAGGGAACGAGAAAACGAGGATGGGGACGAGGGATCCACCTCACCGGCCACTCTGTAAAGTTTTAAGGCCCTCTGCGAGAGGGTCTGATGCAGCACGAAAACTACACCACCATGTCTTTGGTACTCATAACACCATGCCATTTGAAACTTAGACAGTATCGGAAACTTGTCCTGAGTAGACTTCAATTCTATCCAAAAAGACTTACTATCTATGCACCCATGAACGTCTGGAATTCCTTGTATGGTTGAGCTTTCTATCCTTGTAAAATGCGCTTTTTTTACATGTTTACGCATTCGTTGAAACAGTAATGATTCACGTTTTTTTAAAGCCATTTGATACAGGACAAGTTAGCTGCACATACAGCCATAAAAGAAAGCACCACCATCTTTCATAACATGTCTATTAGCTTCTTCAAGATAGGTAGTAAACTTATCTCTAAGTATATCGCACAAGCTAAAACAATCTACTACTTCTGGTTTGATAGCACCTTCAAACATATCTTTTGTTACAGTAATTAGTTCGTAAACACCGTCCTGATAAATAATCATATCCATTAGCCTAATACCTTAATTGATTGTATGACTGATGTTGGGATAATGGTTGTATTACCAATATTTTCAAAAGTATCAGACTCTTTTGCTTTGATGTAATCTGTAAATATTCTAGTGACTCCATTTTTCTGTGATACCAAATAACCTTTGGAAACACAAATAGGCAATTTGCTTTTTAATAAATGTTTTGTATCAGACCAGCCCGCATCACCTTCGATATCAGCCCAATTTATTTCTACAAAAGGATAGTCTGAAATGTTTTTACCTAGTTTTCTAGTATTCAAAGGAATAGTTTTTTTATATGTTTTGCCTATTTTATATTTTTTCATTTGTTTACCTTAAATTCATTTTCATATGTCATATCATTACCATGATCTTTTTTATGGCTGTAAGTTCTTTTACTATCTGTTTTAACACTAACCTCTCCTACATTCATTGACAAATGGGAATTATGTATTTCATTAAACACAACCATCCACTTATCTGTTTTAACTATCCTCTGTTGGCGTAACGTTAATGATGTTTTTACCTTCCCCGATTTTGGCTTCGAGTTCTGATAAACGTTTCTCAAGTTGTTCACGTGACATTCCCTCCAGAGTATTATTTGTAATTTCTTTTTTATCGATATACATTCCAGCTAACTGGCCAGATCTAAATTCTGCATTAATTGCTGATGCAAATTGATTTTTCTTTGCAGCATCATCACCGAATCTTTCGAATCTCTTATGTGAACGTAATGGATTAGCGTATTTATTTCTTTCAACAGCTAATCTTTTTTCTAAATATCTTACAACGTGTGGGTTTCTGTTTGGGTTAGTTAATTTTGATGC